GCATTTTTGTCGTTATTTTATTTTCGCTTTATGATAATTGATTAAGCTATTTCCCGGATGATGTATTTGATGTGGTAAACAATGGTTTTGGTAATTCTGATTATCTCTGTGGGAATATTTCTTCAAACCTGATGGCGGTCGAGTAACCTTGAGGCACGACTGTATTCGTCAATTCAATTACTAGCCAGGTCACAGAATCTATCTGAGCTTTATATCCCGTGACGCTAGATCTCGTATCTACATGAATGTCCGGTCGCCCAAGCGCCAGCGTGAGACTCAAAGAAACCGGCCCGCGGCCCGCACGGCCATTCGCCGCATTGGCGGCGGCCTGCGCGTCCGCCTCGTTGGCGTAGACGCGCGACAGCGTCTTTGCCCCCTCCAGCTTCCCGGCCACGAATTGCTCGCGCTTGCCGGATTTCCGGTCGTGCCACGTCGCCTTCACCCCCGGCACGTCGTCGCGCTTCTGGCGACTGAACTGGTGGGCATCGCCGTCGCGTCGCGCGATGGTGACGGTCGCGATCGACTTGCCGGACGGTGTCGTGCCGGCGGCGATCGGCGAGAAGATCAGCACGCCGCGCGCGATCTTCGCCACCGCGCCGCGCTCCCGGCCGAGGCGGCGGAGGAAGGCGAGATCGCTTTCGCGGTTCTGCGCCTTTGCCGTGACGGCGATGTCGGCTAGGCTGGCCGCGCACCGCGGCGCCAGCTGGTGCCGCTCGGCGATCTCGGTCACGATCGCGCCGAGCGTCGTGTCGTGCCAGCTCTTCTCCCGCCTGGTCTTCAGGTCGCTGGTGAAGTCGGCCGAGCGCGCGCGGATGGTGATCAGGTCGGGCGGGCCGCCATGCGCGACCTCGTCGACGATGAACCATCCCTTGTCGACCAGGCCGGGCGTGACGTCACTGCCCTGCTTCCAGCCAAGCCAGACGTGAATCTTCGCGCCCGTCGGCGGGAGCGCGACGGCGCCGTCGGTATCGTCGATGACGAGATCGAGCTGGTCGGCCTCCTCGCCGCGCTTTTCGGTGATGCCGAGCGAGACGAGGCGGCGGCGCGGCGGGCGGCCATTGGCTTGCGCGACGCGGCCTTCGAGCAATGGCGTGATGTCGGTGCCGTCGACGACGACGCGGACGGCGGCGATGTTGGCGATCATGCGACGTCGCTGTCGACACGCAGCAGGTCGATCGCGAAGTCGATCTGGCGGGGCGTGCCGTCGGGGAAGAATGCCTTTGCGCGATCGTCAATGCCGGTGATGACGAACGCGCCATAGACATAGCCGAGCCCATCGACGAGCGACCAGGCGTCGCCGCTGTCCGCCATGCGGCGCAGCTCGTCGATCGACACTCGGCCGTCGGCGATCTCGGCATAGACGGTGCCGGGCAACGTGATCGTCTCTTCGCCGGGGCCGGTATATTGGGTCGCGTCGCGCGCGCCGATCCGCGCTGAGGTCGCGTGTCGCCAGCTCGCGCGGCGCGCCAGCTCGTCAAAGGCGAGCGACTGAATCGAGAAGGAAAACAGGCCAAGCGCCAGGAGCATCAGACGGTCTCGTAATCGGGGGTGTCGGCGAAGGACGATCGGCGCCGCGCTGCCGTTTCCCGGTCGCGGCGGTCCAGCTCGTCGGCGACGGCGCGGGCGAGGGCTTGCGAATCCTGTCCCGGCTGCTGGTTGATGTGGATGGTGTAGCTCCGGGGTGCGGCGCTCGCGGTTCCGGGCGATGCGGACGCGGCGCCGGCGGCGCCGCCCATTGCCAGCGCCGGGATCGCGCTGCCGGTGACGATCGCGGACGCCAGGCGGCTAGAGAGGCGATCCATGCGCTTGACCGGCTCGCCCTCCTGCGCGGCGATGCCGTTGGTCAGCCCGTCGACGATGTTGCCACCGAAGCCGGCGAAGACGCGGCTGGGCGAATGGATGCCGAGCTTCGCCTTGAACCATCCCGCCGCGGACGAGGCGACGCCGACGATCGTGGTTTTCAGCGAACCGAACATGCCGAATATCCCGCGGATCAGGCCGGAGATCATGTCGCGGCCGATCTGCGTGAACCGGGTCGGCAGCGACGCGAACCAGTCGACGGCGCCCGCGAACGTCCCCCTGATCCCCTGCCACAGCCCGGCGAACCATCCGCCGATCGCGCCCCAATTGGCATAGATGAGATAGGCCGCGGCGCCGATCGCGACGATGCCGGCGACGACCGCGAGCGCGATGCCGATGACCGGCAGCATGCCGATCCCGAGCGCGCCGGCGGCGAACGCCAGCGCCGAGAAGGGCGCGACCAGACCGGCGATGACGATCGCGCCGCCCCCCAGCACGAAGAACAGCCCGGCGAACGCCGCGGCGCCGATCGCGACGGCCTTGGTCGCATTGGGATAGCGGTTGGCAACGTCGCCGATCCACGTCGCGAACGCGTTCGCGCGCGTGACGATCGCGTTGATGGTCGGCAGCAGCTGCGCGCCGAGCGTGATGGCCAGCGTCGTGGCGTTGACCTTCAGCTGTTTCGACTGCTCGGCCGAGTCCTTCATGCGGTCGGCGAAGTCGCTGTCGGTCGTGCCCCCGGCCTTGCCCGCCTCGGCGCGGATCTTGCGGAATTCCTCTATGTTCTGGATCAGCGGGCGCAGGCCCTGCTGCACCTGGGCATCCTCGAACAGATAGCCGAGTTTCGACAGGTCGCCCTTCAGCGTCTTGTTGGTCAGCTCGGCAATGGCTTCGAGCGGCGTCTTTCCTTCCGCATAGGCCTTCTTCAGCGCAGCCGGCAGATCGACGCCCATCTTCTCGAACGCCTTGTTGGTGGCGGGCGACGCGATCTTCTGGAGGATATTGGCGAGGTTGCTGCCGGCGCTAGCGGCATCGCCGGCACCTTTGCGCGCGATCTGCAAACCCGCCGCCAGATCCGCGACGGCGGCGACGCCCGTCTGGCCGAGCCCCTGATAGGCGGCGGTCAGCGCCGGGAAATACTGCGCCATGTCCTTGATCTCGAACGCGCCCGCCTTGCCGGCGCTGGCCATCACGTCGATGATCTTGCCGGTCTGCGCGACCGGCACCCTGAGATTGTCCGTGGCGGCGAAGGCTGCGGCGGACAGGTCCGCGATCTCGGCCTTGTACGCGGTCGCGGCACGGCCGATCGGCTTCATCATCGCGACCGCGTCAGGCACCTTCGCGCCGAGCCCGGCGAGCGCATCGACGCCCGCTTGCAGATCGGCCGGCATCTGGTTGGCAGCGCGCGCGGATGCGAGCAGGTTGCGGCCGAGCTGCTCAGACGCAGCGCGCGACAGGTCGGCCTTTTGCCCGATGTCGGTCATCACCGACTGATAGTCCTGCGCGGCCTTGATGCTGCCGATCAGCGGCGCGGCCATCGCCACGCCGGTGCCGATCGCCGCGGCTCCGCCGGCCGCGAGCCCGGTGGCCATGCCCTGCGTCCGAGCGAAGCGCGCCCGGCCCGCCGCCATGCGCCGCTCGCGGTCCGCAAGCCGTCCGACCTCGGCCGTCTGCTCGACGATCGTGCGGTTGGTCTGGACCGCCTCGGTGCGTAGCCGGCGCTGGTGCCGCGCGAGGTCGTTGGTATCGATGCCGGCGGTGTGGAGGCGCAACGACATTTCCTGAAGCGACTGCGACTGTTTGCGCTCGGTCGCCTCCAGCGTCGTCACCTCGCGTTCTGCCTTGGCAAGCGCGCGGGTCAGCGCCGCGGTCGGCCTGTCGGCCGCGGCGATCTCCTGCCGTAAACCCGCCATGCGCGTCCGCGCCGTGCCCAGCGCGGTGCCGCTATCGCCAAGGCCCGTCTTCAGTTTGCGGAAGCCCGCAATATCGCCCTGCGCGCGTTCGATCTCGCGCAAGCCGTCGCGTGTCAACTTGAGCGCCTGTGCCGCCCTGGTCGATCCCCCGGCAATGGCGCGCAGCGGACCGGTGACGCGGTCGCCAGCCTCCAGCAGCATGCGGATGCGCAGGTTACGATCCACGGGTCTGTCCTTCGGGGTTGTGGCGGCGCGCGGCGCGGGCGCGCCACTGCATCAGGTCGTGGATCGAGAGCGCGTCCAGGGCATCGGGCGACCAGTGGAAGACGAAGGCGATGTCCGCCATCGGATCCTCTACATGCTCTGGGAGAGTGCCGCCTTCGTCGCAGTCGGCAGCAAAAAATCGACGAGCACCCCTGCGATCTGCGTCACGTCCGCGGGATCCATCGCGTCGATGAGGTGCGGATGGAGGATCGGCTGCGTCACGCGCGGCGCGACGAGCGCGACCTGGTTATAATCCATCCGCACCAGCCCGCCGAGGTTCGCACCGCGCAGCGCGCCGCCCATCGGCTTTCGGACATGAATCAGCGTACCCGCCGGCATCACGACCTTGTCGGCGACGACGATGTCGTATTCGAGCGTGACGTCGCCAGGGGCGGCGGGTGCGGAGTTTTGCGTGTCGTTCTGGTCGTTCATCTTATCGATCCTCGGATTTGGTTCTCGGCGGGGCGGCGGAGATGGTGCGCGGGCTAAAGCCCCAGCG